AACACAATCTAATGCTTTCAAAGTCTCTTAGATCAGGACAATTCACGTTGATAATATATCTTTGCCCTACATTAGTTGATCCATTAAAAGCTCTCACACTATAATACGCTAAATTGCCTGTTGCTAATTGTGTTTGGAATACTGTACTCCAGTTTCTAAGATTACCAGGAAAGCAACCAAAGTATATTAACTCTTGTTCTGCTTTAGCTACGTATGTATCGTATGATCCGTTTGCAGATGATCTGTCAACTTGTATTGTAGTGCCAATTTGAGCGTTTGAGCTGTTGTACAGTGTTATTTTAACATTATCTACAAACCCATTTTCAAAACCACTTGTTTTATCTATTTCTGTAAGATATGCAAAAGTACCATAGTCCTCTTGATTTGCATATTGAGTTAATGGAGCATTAGTTAAAAATTGCCCTGTACTTCCGTTGGTGTTTTCAAACTTTGTAATATCATAGCCAAAGTTAGAGGCATCAATACCTGTTCCTATGTTTAGAATGTCAGAATGTTTTAAATAGCCATTAAAAATTTCAAATACATCAGAGTTAACAGCAGTACCAACTTGCGTTCTTACTATGTTGTCATCTTGATTTCCAGAACTATCAGTAGCACCTAAGTATTCTACTTTAAATTGTAAACTTAAATAAGATGCAGCATTATTGTTTAATGAAAATTTATCTATTAAATGTAGGGGGTGTCTTTGATCATCACTTGTAGTAGTAGTTTTAAACGCACTACCATTAGCAGCTAAATTGTCTGCTTTAACATAGCTTTCTATTATATTGCCTAAGTCAAAAATTCCAACGCCAGCATTGTTTGGTGTTGTTTTAAAAGTTCCTATTAAATCATTTGCTGAACCTAAAACAGGGTATGTGTTGTTGCTGATATGTACTTCACAGATGAATTTAACCTTAAATTGATTAGCTACTGCTGTCTGATTAGATACTACAAATATAACTTCTTGTCCTACTGGAATTACATTGTATAAAGGTTGTTGTTCTATTACTGAATTTGCTGCCATTAGTTTATTGTTGTTTTATTTAACGTGTCTATTATATCTTCTTTAACATTTTTTAACAAATCTTTTCCAAACTGTTTTAAGCCAAGTCCTAAAGGTTTTTGGAAAAAGCTCAATCCTTTTATGCCATCCCTTTTAATCTTTCTACCAATTATATATGCTAAAGATAAGTTACTAATAAACCTTCCTGTTTTTTTATCCCTACCTTTTATTCTTTTTTTGCTTATCCATTTTGCCAATATGTTTGGTGGTGGTTGTTTTGTAGTGTATTTATAAGGACTTTTTATAACTTTATCTTTATAATCTTTAAAAACTTGTGGGTTTTTATTTCCTGAAACCCCTTTATCTACAAAAGTACCATAATCTGCCATATAGAAATTTACTGTGAAACCATCTTTGTCAGTAATAATTTCAAAGCGTATAGATTTTTCTAAATCAGTGCCACCACCTTTTGCTTTTTGAATATTACCTTTAGTTCTGTTTACTACTTGTTTTCCAAAACTTTCTAAGTATCTTTCTATATTTTCAGTTTTCATTAGATAGATGCAACAAATATTTCTACATCTGTATCAGTGCTTGCTGTTGGCCTAACCTCTAGCTTACTTAAATCAGCTAAAGAGCCATAGCTAGGAACTGCATCAGCTTCTGCTACCATAACATCATCAGCTCTTGCTATAATATGAGAATTACCTGCTGGAATTAAAATTGTATAGTTAGATGCTGCACCTGCAACTCCTAATTCGCAATCTGCTGTTGTTGATAGATTTGTAACTCTAATGTATCTTACATTCTCTTTATCAATAGCACCTGCACTATCATATACATTAGCTGAAAATGTTGCTATTGTTGTAGTAGCTGAATGTGGGCAAGTTATTATTCTCTCAAATGTATCTGTAATACTTGTTACTGTTAAGTTGTTAGTTGATCCTCTTAATGCACCATTGACTGTTACACTCTCGGAAATTGTTACTACTAAATCTGCCATATTTATTTATTTTTATTCATTATCTATTTGTTTTAATTTTCTTATTGCCCACTCAACGCCAGATGTACCACCCCAAGCATCCCACATTAAACCACCACATCCTTCTGAGTAAGGCACATCTTTATTTTGTTGATGTCTTTTAAAAGATGCCATTCTTGCTATTGTATCTCTACTTATTGGTTTTCTGTCTGCTAATTGTGCTGATCTAGTCCATCCTACTCTAGTACCACAATCACTGCCATTCTCCTCTTTCCATTTTCTAGCGCGCTTTGCATTATTAGTTGCTGACTGTGGGTAATCAGTATATGATTGAAATCTTATACTAATAGATTCTAGCTTTTCTATTATATCATCATAGCTCATAGCTTGATTGTTATTTTTGGTGGTATTATCTGTATTTCTATTTTCCATATTTTAAACTTTAACATTAGTACCCTGCTCCTGCATCTGTAACAGGTATATTACAAGTACTAAAGTCATTCATTACTTTCACTCCTATTTGAAACACCCAGCCACAACAAAGATTGTCAAACCTTTCTTGAAATGGCTCTATTGTAAACTGATCTTGTGTAAAATATAAAGGTTTATTAATATCATTTACTCCTTCTAATGATTGTCTTGAACTATGCCTAAGCATACCAATAAAGTCTGTGCATATTTCTAAGCATTGATTAAAGACTTCTTGCTCATTATTTTTTATATCAATTAACTTAGTCAAATCAGCATGCTGTTTAGTTTGCCAGTCGCTTTTCTCACTTACCATATCCATAATAAAAATCTGATAGTTATATACTAACTCAGAATCTCCTGTTGTTACATTTACTGGGTTGATGTGTAATAATGGGAACTTTTCCATTTTTTCTAAGTTGATGTCAAATATATCCCCAACAGAAACAGTAGATATTTGATCATGATACTGTGCTAATCTAATTAAAGTATTTGTTACGTTGTTGTATGTCTTATTGTTGACTGCCATGTTTAACTTTATTTTGTGAGTTTAAATCTGTCTCATAACTTAACCAAGTAAACGCCTCTAACAAGTTAAGTTTTGTTATTTGTTCTAATTTTGAAATATCTGCATTGCACAATCTATACATTATTCCGAAGTACCCCCATTTTTCAGCAAATGATTCTGTTGCAATTGCAGTTTCATTTCCTGCATGCGATCCATCAAATATGATGGCAAAATCATTGACAATTCGTTCCCTAAAGTCCAAAAAAAAACCAATGCACTTTGCACTTGTTCTGCTGACATTTTTTTCATCTGTTCGGCTCGTATAGAAATATTACCATCATACGCTGCAATAGTGTAAATTCCATTTGATGTTTCATCTGTTACAGGTCTATACAGTATTGACATTATTTCTGGCATATGATTTTCTATTCCTTTTGCAAACATTGTTTCTAAGTCACTCCATTCGCCTAGAGTTATCTCCTCTAAATTAGGATGAAACCCATATTTTTTGCCTTCTATTTCAATTATCTTTTTTAAAGAACTATCTTGTGTCTTTTGCAGTTTTGACACAGCACTCATAATTGCTGCAACATCTTTCAATTCTAATTCCATTATTAACTTCTTAGGAATATTAGAGAGTTCTGCAATTGTATTTAATGCTTCAGTACTCTTAGTGCCATTATTATAATCAATTAGCTTTAACCACTTTTCAAGAGTGACATCACTCCATTTACTAATTAATTTAAACTGCTTTGTTTTCCCCTTCTTCTTAATCTTTACTTTCATCTCTCAATATATAATAGAAAAGTTAATAATTTAGTTTACTGTACAAAATACCTACCTGCATTTGGATTGTCTAAGTGATAAATAACATTGTATCTTACACCATCAATAGCGTGATTGTAATTATCTACATAGAGTTTTGATCCTTTGTCTGCGTAAACATAGTTGTTTAATTCTTTAGCTATGTTTGTAGATTCTGGACTTACTATTAATTCAAAATCTTGCATTCTTGTTACGCCACTTTCAATAGTTCCTTTTTTAACTGGCTTTATGTTTACGCCTAAATGCTTTAAATCTGCAATAAGCCTAGGCTCTGCCGAATCAGCAATTATTAGCTTATTACCTACTTTGCTTAATATAATCTCAGCAAGTTGATTAGATTTTAATCCATTCTGATATATATGCTCTTTTAAATACAGCTTACGTTTTGATTTGTCAATAGCAACTTCTGTTAAACTATCTGGATCAATGCTAAAACCAAAGTCCATACCACAAGATGTTTGTAAACCATCAGGATTAAATTCTCCAAATGTCCAATTAGTAAACACTACGCCATCTGCACGATCAAGCCAAGAGCCAAGTATTCTATGTTGGTATTTTTTAAAGTTTATGTGCTTAATTGTTTCTACACGCTGTATAAAGCTGTCTGACAGGTTTTCCTTGTTGTCTAGGTATGTACTGTGGATGTAACATATATTGTCTTTAACGCCATTAAAACCAGCTTCAACTCCTTTGTCTTGAAAGAACCTATTGTATATCCAATGCTCTTTTGTAACTGGGTTTAGTATAAGTATAATTCTGTTTTGCACACCTTTCTCTCTAATACTTAAATCAATAGTATCAAATATATCTTCATCTATTAACTCCTCTGCCTCATCTAATACCCACGTGCTTATGCCTTGTAATGATTTTAAACTTGCAGTCTGATTACCTGCTGATGTTTTTATACCTCTAAATAGTATATCTGATTTATTGCCTAAGTTTACTACTTCTGCTTTGTTTACGCTAAATATATTGTCAAAACCAAGTAGGCTTATCTTTTCTAAGAACTCAGGAATAATAGATAAATGTGCTGATACCATTGTGTATCTTGTAAACAATACCCTTATGTTTTTACTCATTGTAAGCAACGTAAGAAACACAGTTACAGCAAATGACTTTCCAGATCCACGCCCACCTGTTATTATAAAATAACGAGCATCAGATTTAAATAAGGGATTATATTTTTTATTCAGTATCAGTTTCAACAAATGTTATGACAGGCATATTAATAGCTTTATCACCTGAGGTTACATCCACTTTATTTGTTTCATTCCACCCTAGCCTTGTCTTAGCTGCGTGTATTACAACAGAAGGGACTTTGTCTTTTACGCATTCATAATACTTTGACTTGATAAAATCTTTTTGTATGTTTTCTATTTCTTGCACTTTGTCTGCAAAATCTTCATCCTCTTTTAGCCATTTGTAAAAGTTTGTCCTTGATAAGTCAGTTGCTTTTAATGCAGTAGTAATTACTCCCAGTGAACTCTCTAATGCTTTGAGCAATCTCTCTTTGTTAATCTTTGTTCTATTCTGTTCCATTTTTAATTGCTTTTTGTCCTGTAAATTGTTCCCATCTTTCTATTATTACATCACAATACTTTTCATCTAACTCCATTCCATAACATTTTCTATTTAGTTTTTCTGCTGCTATTAGTGTTGAGCCACTTCCTAAAAATAAATCTACTATTAAATTGTGTTTAAATTTATTTAGCAAAACATTTAACATCTCGACAGGTTTCATAGTAGGGTGAGGTTTTATCCCATTTACTTTATCTTTCATTCTGTTAGCCCAACTAACATATTCATATCGTATTATTTCTCTTTTTATTTTTCTTTTTGAAAATATCATCTCAAATGCAGAACCTATTATTTTATCATATCTTTCCTCAACTCTTTTATCCCATATTAACCAACTTCCATTTATTTTGTTGGGTATTAAGTCAGAATAATAATCAGCACCAAACAACAATATATCTTGACAATAATTAAATGTATTAAAAATAAAAGTGGGGTCAAACTCTATATTGTCACTATGTATGTTTTTATGTTTTCTACCTGCTTTAATTTTATCATTTCCTAATTTAGAATAATCTGCGTCTAAATTCATACCATAAGGTGGGTCTGTGAATACCATATCAGCTTTTTCTCCATTCATTAGTTTAGCTACATCATCTGAGCTTGTACTATCTCCACACATTATTCTATGCTCTCCTAGTTGCCAAATATCGCCACGCTTTACTTTGCTTTCTTTTACTTCAGGTATTTCATCATCATCTATTAATCCTGCTTCAGGATCTTTATCATCCTCGTTTTCCCATACATCTAAACCCCATTCAGCTAGTTGTACGCTATCCCATTCATTCGCTAACATATCCCACTCCCATTCTCCAAAACCTACATTATCCTTTACTATAAACTCTTTCTTTTGTTCATCAGTTAATCCTTCTGCTATTTCAATCCATACCTCTTTTAGTCCTGCATCTTTACTTGCTTTAAGTCGCATATTGCCACCTAAGACAATCATATTTTCATCTACAACTATTGGTCTTAGCTTTAACATCTCAGGAAATTCTTGTATTGATTTTACTAACTTCTTGAATTTATCGTTCTTAATAATTCTAGGATTATTAGGATTTGTCTTTACTTGACTGATCTTAACTTGTTGCTTCATAGTATATAATAGAATTTTTTAATATTTATTTATTAGCTTTTTTGACAAGCTATTATTTAATCTGTTTTCTAACTGTTTGCTTATTCCACCACTTAACATCTGTTGGTTTATTCTGTACTTAGCAGCAATAACTTTTAAACTGATGTCAGGGTTTTGAAAGTAATATTTTACAGCTTTACTCGTTAGAGCTTTTAAGTATGTTCTTGATCTTCGCTTACTCATTATTTAAAAGGTTCGTTAATTCCACGTTCTCCACACAGCTTTTCTTTAGCACTATCCCAAAGCATATCGCCTCTTTTCTTTTTGCTTAAAGATGCCTCTGTTCTTTTTAAACTTGGCATCCCTTCTTTAGGTTTACTATCCATATATTTACCACACTCACACAAAGCCTCTTTAGTTACCCACTTACCATCTCTATAAACTATTGTTGCTTTTAGTATTTCTTTCTCTTGCTTACCACATTCGCATTTATATAATGTCATTCTGCTATTGATCCAGTTAGTATTTTTCTTTCTGAACATAATCTGTCAAGCTCAAACTGTAAGTGATTAATAGCTTTCTGTATGTCTTGATCTGCAGGGTTTCCATCTTTTTTACCTGCTCTTAATAAATAAGAAACAGCTGTGCCTACATTATAAGTCAATTCGTAATCCTCTACTACACGCCTAGCAGAGTAGCCATAAGTAGTACCAACATAATAATTAGGCTCTGGTGTTTTTTTATAATTTGTTTTCATTGCTATATTTTTTGTATTTTTTTGCTATATTTTCAATTTCGTTTTGATGCAATTCCAATTCATACACTTTATCATTTTTCCTTATTACTATAAACAATCTAACTAATTGTCTTGTATAATGCTCAATATCATTTTCATAACACCATCTTTGAGCATCTAACATTATTTGTATTTCTTTTGGTATTTCAGTTTCTTTTTTATTTGTCATTCGCTGTATTTTTTATATAATTTTTTTATTTCATCAAAGCACGTTGCAATACATGATCCACAATTTGTAGTAGGACTATAATTTGTGCTGTGTATTACATTATAAGTTTCTATCATTCTTGCTTTAGCCTGTGCATCTTTTGCTCTTCCTGTTTTTAAATCTTTCCACATATCTAATATTTCATCTATTATGTATTGTGGTAAATTATCTGGTGTTTCTATTTCTGTTGTTTTTTGCCAATAGTTCTTAGGACAACCCATAGGTGCTAATCTTGCTTTTATTTTCATAAAGCATTTACATACACCACAATTACCTAGCAAAGGTAAATAGTAAGTACATGATTTACATATTTCTATGCGATCCTTGTAAATTCCATTTGGTACTAGAAACTTCATACTTTCTTATTAATGTTTTGTTTTTTGTAAATGGGTATGGGTACGAAAAGCCAAACTGCATTACAAAACTATCTTTCTTTTTCGGATCATACATTTTCATCTAATTCATCTTTTATTATTGTTCTAACTTTGTCTATTGTTGTAAACAAACTATTCCGACTAATCTTTGTTTTAGCAGCTAGTGAATCAAGAGTATTACCTTCATAGTAATATAGCTTAAATAATTCTGCATCATACCAATGCAAAGTATCAAGAACACAATCAATCTTTTCTAGCTTGTTAAGCTTTTCATGATCTACTTTTTCGTTTGGAATGTTTGATATATCTTTATATTGATAATTGCGAGATGCTTTATAATCATTAAAGCCAGTAAAATTGGTAGAATAAATAGTGCTACTGAGATGTGTATAATACTTTTCATATTTATAATAAAAATTACTTCTTTTACTTGTTAATGCCCTTCTTAATGCAACCGCACCATATCTTAAAATTCCATTAACACCATCTTTAACCCATATATCTGACAGAGTTTGTTTATTCATTTGGAGAAAATATAGCATCAACTCCTGCACAGCTTCGTGTATTTTGTTTTCATCTTGTGTAATACCATAAGCCATATTTCTAAATTTATCTGTTAACTTTGATATTTCTGTGTAAATGTTAGTCATTTGTAGGTTCTAACTTGTCTAGCTTTGCTACTGTTTCTTGTAACATTTGATCTAACACTACTTTATATGCCCTTACAACTGCTGCATTCTTTCTAGTTTCTATTCCTGCTAAAAAACCACTAGTCATAACTGATAAGTTTATAGGCATTATCATAATCCAATCATAAAAATTGTTTTCCCTTACCCCTTCGCCATAACCATTTGAGTAATCTACTATCAATTGCAATACATCTAGATAGTTTTTGTATCTCGTTTTTGTTGCTACTTCCTGTGCAAATTGTTTACACATTTCAACATATATTTCAATGATCTGTTTATGTTGCTCGCTTGAATATATTGCAGTTTGCATATCCAAATTTATAATAAAAATTTATTCAATGCCCTTTTCTTTTTTTAT